TTGTTGTAGTTGTTGTTGGTACTTGTGTAGTTGTTATCATAGTTGTAGGTGGTTGTGTTGTTGGCGCTCTTGTTGTAGTTGTTGTTGGTACTTGTGTAGTTGTTATCATAGTTGTAGGTGGTTGTGTTGTCGGCGCTCTTGTTGTAGTTGTTGTTGGTACTTGTGTAGTTGTTATCATAGTTGTAGGTGGTTGTGTTGTTAATGGTTGTTTTGTAGTGGATGGTTGTTCTGTTATAAATATTGGCGCTGGTAGTTGAGTAAGTACTTGTGAAGGTGCTTTCGTAGGTACTTGTGTACTTATTGGTGTCTGTGTTTCACATGGTTTTTCTATAAAAACATTATATGACTGCGGATGCAAATCATGTTGTAATAAAATTGGATTTGTATCTGAGTGTATAATTTGAGATAATAATGTATTTTGCATTGTATTCGTATCTTTAAAAAATATTATTATTAAAATTATAACAACTATAGAAAATATATATATGAGTTCTAATTCCATTTATTTTTATAATATATATTATAAAAATAAAAATTAAAAATAAAAAAAATTACTGTATTGTTAAATTTGGTTGTTTAGCAAAGAAAATTTCAACACCGTTAGTTAATTTAAATATAGGCGATGTCGGATCTTTATATTCAGTATTTCTAATCAATTTCTTCATATAACTCAATTCTCCATTTTCATCGTAATATTTTTCTATATAACCAACACCATATTCACCTTTAACTGGTGTAGATGTTCCAGATGTCTTAGTTGATACTTGTTCATATGGAACAAATACATAAGCATCACTATCACTTCTGGGTAATGTTAATTCGAATTCTCTTAGATCACTTTGTCTTATGATTTTAGTAATATATTTATCATCCATACCTGTTCTTTGAATTTTAATAGAAGTAAATTCTTTTTCCATAGGAGGTAATTTTATTAATGTAAGTGTAGGTATTGAAAGAGATTTATAATAATTTTGTATCATTGTTTTTAAAGCATTTAAATCTGGTTTTTCTAAACAAACATCATTGTTATGATTATCATCATCTTCAATACATAATGCCTGCGTTCTTGAACAAAATCCAACAGGACCTTCAGGACCAGTTGGACCAACTGGTCCATCAAGACCATTAAGACCATCTAATCCAGTTTCTCCTGGAATACCTTGTATTCCTTGTATTCCTTGTATTCCTTTAGGACCAGTATCACCTTTTAGACCTTGAGGACCAGTATCACCTTTTAGGCCTTGAGGACCAGTATAACCTATTGGACCTTGAGGACCAGTATCACCTTTTAGGCCTTGAGGACCAGTATCACCTTTTAGGCCTTGAGGACCAGTATTACCTATTGGACCTGCAGGTCCTTGAATACCAGGATTACCCATAGGACCAATATCACCTTTTAGGCCTTGAGGACCAGTATTACCTATTGGACCTGCAGGTCCTTGAATACCAGGATTACCCATAGGACCAATCGGACCAGTTGGACCTGTAGGACCATCCCATCCAATCTCACCTTGAGGACCAGTAGGACCAGCAGGACCTTCTGGTCCAAAATCACCTTGTGGTCCTTGTGGACCCGTAGGACCTGAACTTTCTCCTTCACTTGATTTTACAATCAATTTATTTAAATCTTCTTCTTGGAGACAAGTTTGACCTAAACATAACATAGGAGGTAAGTCATCAAAATTCTCTCTTGTACTTCTTGTACTTGAATAATTAAAATTTTCAATACAATTACACATACATTTAAAAATATATTTAATATTTACAAGTAAAAAAATTGCAACAATAATAAGTACTATATATATTATATCCATTTTATCAATTTTATCCATTTTTTTATTAATAAAAATATAAAAAAAATATAAAAAAAATTATACAAATTCAAAAAGATATAAAGTATTATTAACATCTGCTAAAATATCATCTCTTATATTAAATAAATCAGTATTTGATATTTTTATGTAATTTGGTAAATCATTTGATAACCAATCTCTAAATTTTTTTAGAACTTTTACTATTGATTCATCTGTTTCATTAGTAAAAGAATATTTACTTTTAGATGTTAAAAGTATTCTCTTACCCTCTGAACCCTGCATTACTTCAATAAATCTATCCATTTTATCTGATAATGATGATACAAACTTATCACTAGTTGAATGTCTCGCAAAACTTTTTGTTGACCAATGATAAAATTTCATCTTATCACGTACATATGTGAAATACAATGCTATAGAACCAATATCTTTACTTGTACTTTTTCGTTTTTTACTTCTTTCTTTTTTACTTCGTTGTTTACTTTTTTTATGTGGCATTATTTATTATTATAAATAATAAATGTTTTAAAAAATACATTTTCTTTTATTTTTAATATCATTTAATAATATTTCTATTATAGCTTTTACTTTTAAGATTTTCATATCAAAATTTCTTATACTTTCTGTATCCCACCATTTTATTAAATCATCACCAACATACCACAAACTTCCAGATAAATATGACTTTGAATATTGACTTATAAATTCAGTATATCGTGGTTGTATATCAATTAACATATTTCTATTTTCTTCTTCATATAAATACATTTTGTATATTAATATTTTTTTATTTTTAAACCTAAATTAAAGATAAAATTTATAAATATATAAATGAAAAAAATACAATTTTCTATAATGACTACAATTGGTTTATTTATTTATAACATTTATATAAATTGTAAACCATTTTTTATTTTTAAACTTTAATTAGTTTAAAAACAATATATTTTTTTATCCTTCAATTCTTTTTAATTCACCATCTAGTCTAACTGGTTTTAATAGACCTAATAAAGTTTGAAACATATCTGGTTTATTTGTAACAGCATATTTTGCAGCATATCCACTTGCAACTAATACTGTAAATATTAATGAGAAAGATAACATAGTTACAGCAGATTTATTTATATGTTTAATTTTATTTTCATTGGTTTTATCACTTAATTTAGGAATATCATATCCAATAGATAAACTTAAAATAGATATAACCAAAGGAATCAAAAATAATGGACTTAAAATTAATTTTGCACTATTTTTATACTCATAAGCAACATACCCTAAATATACAATAGTTAAAGCAAAAATAATCCATCCAAAAATAACTAAAACATTTGCAATCGAATTTATTTGAGTCGTTGTCTGATCAACTGATAATTTTTCGTCATTTAAAGTTGCTACTAATACAATACTAGTAATAAGCATATACAATAACATCGCTATAAAAGTAATTTCTACGATACTTAACATTTTTTATTTATTTAAAGAAAAAAATTATTAATTTTTATTTAAAATCAAAAAAATATAATAAAATAATGTCAAAAAGACGATATATTTCCGATTCTTCAACAGAAGATGATGAATATGATAATGAAATCAAACCTCCTCCTCTTAAGAAAAAAATTGTTGTTATTAAACCTAAAATTAAGTTTGAAGATTTACCGTCTGTCAAATCTTTAAATGATCTTATCAAAGTCGCTGAAACTAATAAGTATTATAAAAATATTAATAATGTTATGTTATGGAATATTCTACCGTCTTTAAAAGAACTTCAAAGCATGATCGGTATGGAATCCGTTAAAGAATCCATTTTCTTTCAAATTATTTATTATCTACAAGGTTTACACGAACGTAATATTGATGGTGACTATCTACACACTATCATCACCGGAAAAGCTGGATCTGGCAAAACTTCGATTTCTAAAATACTCGCTAATATTTATCAATCTTTAGGCATTTTTTCATCTTCATCATCTTCATCTGGACAACCAAGTAAACCTAAATTTAAAGTTGTTTCACGTGAAGATTTTGTCGGTGAATATCTCGGAAGTACTGCGGTAAAAACCAAGAAACTTCTAAATTCTTGTTTAGGTGGTGTATTATTTGTTGATGAATTGTATTCATTAGGTCCTGGACAAAAAGACAGAGATTCATTCTCTAAAGAAGCAATCGATACAATTAATCTTTTCCTTTCTGAACATAAAAATGATTTCTGTTTTATTGGCGCCGGTTATAAAGATGAAATTGAAAAATGTTTTTTTTCTGTTAATCAAGGTCTTAAGAGAAGATTTCAATGGTATCATAACATTGAAGACTATAGCGACGAATCTTTAGTTGAAATTTTCCTAAAAATGGTTAAAGATATTAATTGGACTGTTAATGTCGACAAAAAAGAACTTATTAATCTTTTTAAATCTGAAAAAGATTTATTTAAAGATGGTGGTGGTTCCGTTGAACAATTATTATCTAAAATTAAAGTATCTCATTCTATTAGAGTTTTTGGTAAAGAATCTAACCAACGATTTAATATTATTAAAGATGATATTCTTGAAGCTATTAAACTTTTGAAAAAATTTGATAATAAAGATAAAAAAGATAAACCTGTCTTAAGTTATTATACTTAAGATTTAAAAAGAAAATAAAAAATAATATTATCTAAAACTTTAAAATTTAATAAAAAATGAATTATACGTTTGTAATAAAACCTAAATGCTTTGCAAATGAATTACGTGGATATAAATCAATTGTAAATTATGAAGATTTATTTAATTCTCTTTCTGATGAATCAAAAGATGACTTAATAACAGAAACAAATAGAATTTATAATTTTATAGATGAAACTAAAGATGAAGATGGTTCAACTAATGCATCTTTACAAATCGATAATACACGAGATATAAGCAATATACCAATTGATATTGAATTGTACATATCTAAATATATTTATAATATATACGTTCATACAAAAATCGGATTTTATGTATATATCAAGAATACAAGACAATACATTCCACAAATCTTTAATTTTTACAGATCCGATAATATTAGTAATAATCCATCTGAAAATGATAATAAAATAAAAAATTATATATATAATGTTCTATTTTATATCTATGTTTTTGTTCGCGAATTTCAATTTGATAGTTTATTTACATATTTTTATCATAAAGATGATATTCCATTAATGAAAATTGATAGATTAAGATGTATGAGGTTATTCGGTAATATTGATTCTGAATGTTGCGTGTGTCTAGATAAAACATTATCAAAGACAGAATGTAATCACCTTTTATGTACAAAATGTTATTCAAAATTAAAAATTAAAAGTTGTCCTATGTGTAGAACAATTTTGGAATCAGAAGAAGAATTTACTTATACAATACAAACAACAACAATTATTGAATAGATTCATTTTATTTTATATTATATTTAATATAAAATTTTATGTCTTAATATCCGCGATCTAACGATGTATCAAACAATTCAGTTTTGGAACCTTCATAACTTATCCATGGTTGTGTCCAATATACAATAATTGCTTGATCTAAATTACACGCCCATATATTATGATCACTTGGTGCTGTTAATTTTTCAATATATTGTGAACTTAGAACCCTGCGAATTCCTTCTTTATTATGTAACATACAACTTAAGGTACATGGGTTTCGCATTTCTGGTTTATAGAAAACTATTTCATCTGATTTAAAATCAATTTTAGTTGACCCGGGTAATGTTTTTTCTGGTATCGTACAATCTTCAGTAGGACCTCCTAAACAAAGTTGGTGCCAATCTTCTGGTAAATTTTTCAATACATAATATAAATGATGAATAAAATCAGGTTTAAATATCGTATCATCTTCTAGAACTAATGCGACTTCATCGTTTGCTAATATCTGTTCGTATATGTATTTGTGACCCATGCCATTAGCTATTTCACCTAATGTCATTCTTCTATTCAATACAATCGGATTTAATGTGCATTTTTCTTGTATTTCTTCAACAGAAATGTTCTCTCTATCAAAAAAATCAATCCATTTTATATTAAAAATTTTATCAAGAAAGTTTTTTCTTAATTCTTTTATCATATTTTTCTTTCTTTCAACTAATTTTGTATAATGCATTATATAAACATTACATATATTTTCTCTTATATATTTCATTTTTTCCTCTAATGTTATTGAATATGGTGATATTCTATGAGATAAATATGTTTCTAACCAATTTTTTAATACACTTGCTGTTTGTATATCTGTAGAATCATTTTCATATATATAACATCCTACAAAATGTCCATTCTGTTCAAATTTAATTGGGAATTGCCGACATTCATCTCCTTCAAATCGCTTTATTTCATCATGTATTATTCTATCATCTGAATTTATATTTTCATATATATGTTTATAAAGGAAATACTGATCATCCGTTTCTTCACCATTCAGAGAATAAAAATCTTCAATTATATCATTCCAGTTTTCTTTAAATAGTTTTTCACAACGTATTCCATACATTCCTCCTAATATTCTTGGATAGTGTTGTGGGTGATCTCTCATTATATGTAAAGTTTTGCCTGATTCTAACCATTCATCAA